CTCATGGCAATTGAAGACTGTTTAACACGCATTATGGATGCTATAAAAATCTTGAAGGACAATGATGTTCCTATGGCAGACTGGGATAAATGGCTTGATCCTTTGAAAGAAGATGATGAAGATATGATGATTGATATTGAGTTTATTAAGCAAGAAGTTATGGCATAAAATATGAAGTTGATTCTCAAAGTCATTCAACTTAATTAATGAATTATCAACACATGTTCAAGAGGTATGAATTATGAAAACAACAAGTGTCCTTGAAACTACTAAAATATTTTTACATTTAAAAGCAAAATCTTTGTAAGTGGTAATGGAAGAAGCTACAATAAGGTATGCTAATACACTATCAAAAGAACATAAAGTTGAATTTATCGAGTATTTAAAAGTATTTAATTCAAATGATATGGATGAACTTGTTGATAGACACAAAAAAATGGGAGTTAAGAAATTTAGAGCAAGAGGGTCATCATTTCAAACTTTTTTAATGACATTTTTTGAAACAAAGGAAGCTCTAGACAAACTTCTAAGTGAACGACAGAGTCATTCAACTTAATTAATGAATTTATGAACAGTGTTAAAGGGGTATGAATTATGAAAACAACAAGTCCGGCTAGAACCCCAAAAAATTATATAATGTTTTAAATAATGGATATCCCTCTAGGATGGAGATTAGATCCTAAATGTAGATATACTTGTATGTGTGATCAATTTAGAACAGAAGACATAAGCGAAGTTTCTTCACATATGTCTACTGAATTTGAAGGGTATTGTATTCGAGGTCTCAAGTGTATTGAAAAGGATAAATTTGAATGTATTTGTGGTGATAAATTTTTAGAAACAAAGCAAGGAAGATCTACACGAACCCAAGCATACTATCATGTTTGCGAGCAAATGGAAAAACAGATACAAGTATGTGTGAATCAATTTAGAAATAAGTGTCAACAATGTAAGATACAACTAGATACACCTAAAGGATTACGAAGACATTTACTTACCAAATCTCATCTTAATTTTGAAAATAAAGTAGACTTACATTGTAAAATATGTGATTTTAAGGCAGATTGTCAAAAAGAAATGTTAACACATCTTGCTACTAAGAAGCATATAGATAATGCTAACGGAATTGAGAAGAAGATTCACGATTGCGTTAAGTGTAATTATAAAACTAAGTTCAAATCTCAATTTGAACAACATGAGCTAACTAAAAAGCATCAAAACAATGTAGCAGGAATTGAAAAACCTCTAGAATATATTTGTAAAGAGTGTAGTTATTCTACAACATTCAAGCATTGCTTAGATCAGCATAATAGAACAAAAAAGCATTTAAGTACAATGACTTAAAACGAATTCAATAAGTGTATAAATAATATATTTCAAAATGGCTATTGAAAGTGCTTTAATTTTAATTGGTATTATAAGTTTCGCATTGGTTATTATGCGAGTTTTAGTCGGAATGTGTAACGTAATTGGAGCAGGATATACAGCATTCTAATTATATAAACTTCTCCATGCTTCAGCTTCTTTCTTTTCATGATCGCATAATAACTTTTTCACTACATCTTCAGTTATAGTTATTGGGAAATTTACATCCATATAAAACTTATAATCTTTCATACTTTCATGTTTGGCGACGCGTAGCATATTAAGACGTGTCATCATGCTTTCTACAGTTCGAATTAATGTACGTACACCTTTTTCTTCACTTGAAAACTCAGTAATCATATACTTAATTGCTTGTTCACTAAGTGTTACATCTTTGCTATCAAACTTTAATGTATTCAAAATCTGAGGAAAGATATAATCTTTTAGAATTACAGTCTTATCTTTTTCATTATAGCTACCACAGTGTATGACTGTCATACGATCACGCAGAATAGGATGAACTTTATCAATATCATTGAATGAGAATACAAATAAACATTGAGACAAATCAAAATCTACTCCTGCAAAATACCTATCATGAAACTGAGTATTCTGTGAACGATCTGTCATGTGAATCATCATACTTACAATTTCTTCACCTTGAGCTGTTGTAGAGATCTTATCGAGCTCATCAAAGTACATTACAGGATTCATGGTCTTTGCATGCATTAATGAATCAGCAATACGTCCCCATAAAGACCCTTCATAGGTATATGAATGACCAATAAAGTTAGAAATATCAGATGCACCTCCTAATGTGAAGAATTCAAATGGACGTTGTAAAACTTCAGCAATCGCATTTCTCGCAAACGAAGTATTATGTGTTACTGTAAAGTCTCCTAGTAAATATCGACTATTACCATCAAGTGTAAATCCATAATAATCTCCAATACCAATTTCTTGAATAGTAAGTCCTGTTACCATAACATTCTTAGGTTGTATTCTTTCTGAAGGTTTTTTACGCTCAATAAGCACTGGAACTTCATTTATATTACCAGAAATTGTAATTATATGATACATATTAGATCTCTTTTCACCTTTATACATACATGATTTCTCTCTTAAACGGCTATACGTAGCAAATCCAAGTGATCTAGATAGAAATACAATATCATCTGCTAATGTTTTTGATTTTTGAGCGATTTCAAAGCAATTATTTCCAAGATATCCATCAGAATCAATTAAACCAGCAAGAACCTTTAATCTTGTTTGCCTATCATTTATTTTATAACTAATTGGAATATGTTTATTATTTAGTAAATCATGTTTTTGTAAAATTTTTAGAAATGTATTTTCATTTTTCTTATAAGATCGAATGTAATAATCATATTTTGATACATAGTTTAACATAAGATCATATTTTCTTAAATTTGTATTTAGGTATCCTAATATTACAGCATCTTGAGATGTTATTTGTGGTTTACTACTAGTTCCATCTCCAAGCCATAATCCAATAATATAAGGATCAAAATCTACATGTATTGATTGAAATTCAACACCAGTTCTATATCCTTTTAACCAATTTGCCTTAACTTCGGTTGGAAGATTTAAATAATCTTTTACACTTATTTCAGTAATATTATCTTCTTCTGTAAAACTTCTTAAGTATGTATTTCCTTGCTCATAAGATGTAAAAGTTTTGTATTTTAAACTTTTAGTTTTATTATCAAATCGCATAGTTTTAAATGAGATAGAACCGTCTTTTTTATTAATAGGTTTAACAATTCCAATACCTGACTGTTTTAAACATAAAATATGTTCCGAATTTACAGTATATTTATCACCTTTTACTGGAATAATATCATACATCATATCTTTTCCTCCTCCTAGATTCAATACCTTTCTTTGAGTAGAATTATCACCCATAAGTATATCTCCAATTACGATGTCTTGAACTAATTTTATACTTCCATCATACATGAGAATAGGTGTATCTTTCGCATGACATTTACCTACCCCCATTTCTCCCTTTAAGGCAATTACATTACCTACTGAAGCAGGATTCACAATCCATTGAGCAATTATTTGCATGATTTGAAGTTTGGCAGGTTCCATACCATAAATATGTTTATCCATTTGCTTACGAGCATTCACCATAAACTCACTACATTTTTGAGTACCATCTTTTAATTGAATAGGTAATTGTACAGTTTTTCCAAATGGAATTCTCATAAATGCATCAACCCAACTGCGTAACTTATGACCTTCATGACCTTCACCTGATGAATCGTTTAAGATTGTAATCTTTTTAAGGACACTTGATTTTACATAATCTGAAATTGGTAATTGAAGAACACGAAACTTATGAGGTATATCTCCTTCATCTAGAACAAGAGTAGACATACGATTCATCAATTCTAAAAGTTCTTTTCGTTTGCTAGATACTTGACTATTATAGAATGCCTCTTCTTGTTTAGTAAGTTTAATAGGTAATACTTCTTTCTTAACTTTTTCATTCTTCTTACGTTCAGGAGGAAACACTTGTGAAGTTTCTTCTTTAGCAACATACTTGTTTAAGAGATACTGAATGAACTCTTCATCTTCAGTTTCATCTTCTTCAGGTGGTTCATAATCAGATGACGAATCTTCATCTTCAGAAGCTAGACTAATATTCAAAGTTGCTGAATCTGAACTTGATAAGGTATCATCATCAATCCATGTAGTCCCCTCATCATCCTTCTTCTTTGTGCGATTTCTTTTTTTTGGCGGCTTCATACCGTCATCAGAAATGTTCTCTGAACATGTCCTACTACGTGCTGCTCTTGTCTTTCTCTTAGGTGCCATCCTTGCTTGATACGAGAAATAAAAAGATCTATTCATTTTCCGTCAATAAGAATAACATGTCAGTTGTCGCAAGAAAGGATTACCCAGAAGGTTATCCAGCTGATGCTCTAGAAGTACTTCGAGCAATGTCATTCACTGATGGTAAAACAGTAAGAATTGTAGGAAGTATGGCATTACGTTCTCAGATATATGCAGGAGACTACGATGCGAATGAAGTAATTGATACAAGAGGAACTCGTAATCTAGCACTTCGTGATCTTACTCGTAAATTTAAATCAATTATTAAGGATGTACAATCAATTCCTAACACTTACATTGGAGATATTAAAAGTGGTTCTGTTGAAGATTGGGTAATTATTCACGAACACTATAATCATGAACGGTCTTTAAAGCAACTAGAGAAGTTATATGAAGAAGGTATTATTCATAAAACTGTATATGATGATGGTAAGAAGCGTATTAAACCTACTGTTTCAAAATTAGAACTTATAGCACTTCGAAGAGATTTTAGACCTAATATTATTCGTTGGACACCAAGAGAAGTTATGTTAGGATTCAAAACTCTTCAGGATAAACGTAAGTTTACACTTGAAGAAGCATTTCAGACTCCTACAATTACAAAATTAGATGTAGTATCATGGGTACAAAATAATCGGTTTACTGATTTCTCTATGATCTATCAATTCAAACATAATGGAAAACATTTGAATTCTGGAATAACAGATATTGAAACATCAATTCGTGAAAATATATTTATGCTTCATCATGAAGGAAACTATTTCAAAATGGCTAAACGTATGTTTGCTTTAGCAAAGTATAAAGAATACACTGATGTTATGGAAAAACTATCACCTCTTTTTAATGGAGATATAGGACGATTATATATGGTATATGGAGATGTAGGTACATTAGAAACTCTTCTAGAAGTCCAATATGTCATTCCATATTCAAAAATAGATTTTGAAATTGATCAGTTTAAAGGACGTCTTTCAAATATTGGACTTGATAAATATCTTCGTCGTGAATCTGATTTGTTTAATATTATAGATGAACTTGTAAAATTACGAAGAACTGAATACAGTCATAAAAAGATGAAAGAATTACTTGGAAAGATGAAACATATTTTGTATAATCTCATGAGCCTTTACGCAAAACTGTATTTAACAAAAATCAAAATGATGCCGAGGTATTGATTAATTTAATATGGTTCTCTATATAAAATGAGTTTTCCTGCTGGATCTTTTCCTATTAACGCAACTGTTGTTGAGTCGCAAGTTAGTGTAACTTATGAAAATGTAAGTGGTGGATTAACAGTTGAAAATGGGATCACTACTGATATACTTACTGTAAATGGAAATACTACTTTAGGTAATGAAAACACCGATGTTACTACAATTAATGGCAATCTTAATATATCTGGTAACGTTGGTGTTACAGGAAATATTAACTTAAATGGTAATCTTGGTGTTACAGGAAATACGTCTTTAACTGGTAATCTTGGTGTAACAGGTACTACATCATTATTAGGTAATCTTGGTGTAACAGGTACTACATCATTATTAGGTAATCTTGGTGTTACAGGAAACACAACATTAAGAGGTAATCTTGGTGTTACAGGAAACACATCTTTATATGGCAATCTTGGTGTAACAGGACAAACTATTATGAATGGTCAGACTACAATTAGTAATAAACTAATATTAAATAACCAGCTAAGTGGTACTGCTACATTTCCAGGTTCAACTACTACTGTAACTGTAACCACAGACAAAGCATTAACTAATTCTTTAATTTTTTTGCAAAAAGGATATTCTAGCGTTACACATTTATATGTATCTGCAATTGTAGATGGTATTAGTTTTACAATTACATCAACAGCAACTGAAACTTTGGGTCGTACAGTTCAATGGATGATAGTAAACTCATCATAAAAATGGTTTAGAATCTAAGCTTGGTAATGGTAAAGTTGGACTTCTATCTAAATATGAAGATCCATCTTCATTTAAGAAATAATTAATACCATTATTTGGAGAATTTAAAGTATAATCAATTGTTATTATACCAGTGGTTCCATTAAATGTAATACATCTGCCAGGAAATGGGCATGGAACATTTGTTACATCAAACGCATATACAAACGCTGTAATTGTTGTTACAGGATCTGTGTATCTCTTTTCAAATTCAATAATATTAATATTTAAATTACCACTATTAGAAGTGAATAGATCTCCTGTATTATCATATCTTTGTGGATTCACTAAAAATCTAGATTGTGTTTGTACATATGGTGTAAAATCTCCTTCTATTAAGAAAATTCTATAATAAAACGCATTATTTAATGGAGTCCAATTTATACTAATCCATGTAATATTAGATCCAGATCTAGTAGCATTTATTTTTGGAAAGTCTAATAAAGGTGATGTATTTAATGGAATTAATGGTTTAACGTCAAATACACTGTATCGTAAAGAAGGTTGGCTATTTATTGGCAAATTGGCAGTCCCAAATTTTGAATATGCAAATACAAATGCATATACTTTAGCAATTCTTTCTGAAGGTAAATAAGTTTTTACCCATGATAATGTATTTACTCCTAATAATTCTGATTGATATGAATATTGTAATTCATACGAAAAATCTGGAAAAGAACCAGTTTGTTTCATAAAACTTGATGGTGCACTTTTTAATTCATCGGATTCAACTGATGTATTATCACTTTTTAATTCAATTAAGAAAACTCTATACTTATATGCTCTATCTGTTCTTTTCCAATTAACTGTTATATTTGTTAAATATGTATTATTTGCATAACTTCCAAATGTTTGTGTAGATCTTTCATAATTCAGTTCTGGAAGTTGTGGAATTATATCACAACATGCTTCTATACCTTCAAGATTTGAATTATAGTATTCAATCGTTGAAGAAGTCCATACAGGATTTGTTGATTTTCCTGAATCTTTTTCTGTTTTTATCAGCACAGCTTTTTTACGTGCAATGTAATCGGATGAATCTCGTAAAGTCAAAGGATACGATTGAGAACTCATTTATATCTAAGAAAGTAAAGAAGATGAAGCTTCGAGGTATTATAATACTTATGATTTTACTAGGTGTTCTAGCATATCTAAATCTAAATAAGGGGATCCAAGAGCATCTTACACCAGGACCTCCTACTTTATTAACTCTTCAAACAGATACGAAAGATATAGATAGTCGTCTTACGACATTACAAGCAGAGTTTGATAAGATGAGTGCACAAGCAAAGCAAGGTGCTGATGCGGCAGCAGCTTCAAAAGCTCAAATGGCTATGCTAAAGAATTCATGAACGGCGTAAAGAAGGTGTTATGAACGCCGAGAAGTCCACCATGACATATCAAAGTAAGGAGGAAGAGGCCCTCCAATATCATTAGGATCAGGTTGAGGAGTACTTGCCATTGATTTTGAAACTCCATCAGCTGTCATGAAATAACTGTAATATTGTAGATTAGCTAACTTACCATCAAATCCTCCTGCTACTCCAGTGCTTACCGTAGAATTATTCTGTTTAGGCACTTGAGAGAGACTATGATGGATATACAAATTACCATTGATATACACATCTACAGAATCCTGATCGACTGCTAATGCTACATGAATCCACTTCTTAGCAGGAATGTTTGAAATGGGGATTGTATCTGTACCACCAAATGTATCAACTTTGACAAGTAATGTATTTGTATTTGCGTCTACTAGCAAAGCAGGACACATAGTTTTCAAATCTTCAGATCCTTTAGTAAACACAACCTTAGGTTCACCATATCTATACGAAAAATCATCAATCTTAATCCAACATGTATACGAAAATGTTAAGCCTTCACTCTGATCTAGAGAACGAGGAAGAGCTTTATTGCTTCGGAATGATTTGCGTCCATCTTCAGTAGATGATTGGATTGTAGTATAGTTTGATACACTCGCAGTACTACTGAAATAGAAATAAGCGGCAACAACAATTGCGATTGCTACAACAATTGAAATGAGTGTTGTATCCATTATGTATAAAATGGATTTATAAGTGGAGAAGTAGACTCTATTCAAAAATGAACATATTCTTCCTAGATTTAAATCCTCGTAAAGCAGCTGAATATCACTGCGATAAACATGTAGTAAAAATGATCATAGAAACTGCCCAAATGTTATATTCTTCACATTGGGTTTTGAGTCCAGATAAACTTCCAGAAAATGCTTATAAATTAGCTCATAAGAATCATCCATGTTCAATTTGGGTTCGTCAATCTATTACTAACTATATGTGGTTGTGTTCCCTTGGCTGGTGGTTATGTAAAGAATACCAATTTCGATATGGAAAAGTACATAAGACAGAAGCACATATTTTATGGTTATTTCATAATCCTCCTAAGTTACCATTCAGAGAAATGACATTACCAGCACAAGCAATGCCTCCCGAATACAAGCATAAAGATGTTATTCAAGCGTATCAAACATTTTACATCGAATCCAAATGTAAAATACGTGATATCGTAAGATATACATATCGACCTGTACCAGAATTTCTAGTTTCTCATGTACATCTTTAGAACGCATATTGCTGTATTTCCTTACCTACAGCATCATACACTCCAAACTTTACAGAATATCCAGTAGCAGAAGATCCACCAGTTGTTGTTTTATTTTTACATGATGTTCCTGCTTGCCAGAATGTCATAGCATCAGCAGGTGTTAACATTTTAGGATAATGATAGAATCCACAAATGCGTCCAGAAAATCCTCCATCAGGTGTTAATTGAATATCACCTACTGAAGGCTTTGGTACTCCTGATAAAAAGCAAGACTTAACTAACTTACCATCAATATAGATATCCATATTACGACCAAATACAGTAACTGAAACTGAAAACCATGTTTGTAAAGGAATATTAGGAACTTCGCAAACAAATACATCATCTGAAGAACCTGAATGTCCAGCAGGAGCAGGTTGAGCTTTTCCAGATCCACCTTCTGTAGCAGGATAAACACTTACACTTACTTGAAGAGAGTTATCAGTTGGATGTAACGAAATATGAGGATTCATTACGGCTCCATTTGTACTATCAGGACGCTTTACAACTGATTTTGGTTTACCATATCCATAATTCCAGTCTTTTACATACATCCACCACTGCATACCATATCCTCCATCACGTTCAGCTGAAAGAGGTGCACGATTTCCTGGAACAATCGCAGATGTAGTCGCATCATGAAAAGATGGAGCTAGATCGCCACTGCTATTTCCAAAAACAGAACTATATAGTTTACTAAGAATTGGTGGAGCAGGAGCTTGAACTCCCTTATCAGCAGGAGCTGTAACACCAGTCTGAGGAAGTTGAGGGAATGGTGTACCATCATCTCCTTGAATGTATGTGTATCCGCCAGTACCAATATAGTACTGAACATAAAGTGTCTTCAATTTACCAGGATAAGGATCAGTAGCCAATCCAACATTTGCGTATCCTACCGTAAATGAAGGTAAAGATGAATCATTTTGAACCATAGATGTGATATATGAAGTCACATCTTGATAGTTTGTTTGGTTATCTGTACCATATCTAGCATACCCAATATACAAAATGTTACTAGCAGGAACTTGACCGCCTGAAGGTGGACTTCCTTTACTTTTATTAAAAAAGATGTTAGGCCAACTATCAGGAGCAAATGCGTCATACAGAACAATGACTAAAGAAAGAAAAGCAACAATACTCAGTAAAATTATAATAGGCGTATAGAATGACCCAACTGAAGATCTAGCAGTAGCAGCAGCTGTCACTGCGGCATTTTGAGCCTGAGCTTGAAACGCTGCTGTTTGCTTCATAAGTTCTTCACCTGTTAGAGTAGCTTTTGAGAAATCTGGCGTAAAACTTAATTTTGGAGCAGGAGCAGGTTTTGCAAATAAGCCTCCCATTTGTTAGAAACACCGAAGTAAAAAACGGACGTCTTAACAGTGATAGTATGGATATGAGTAGAATGTATTGTAATAATTGTGGTGATAAAGGGCACGTCTTTAGATCATGTTCGGATCCTGTAATATCATGTGGAATCTTATTTCTAAGAGGAATTTATGAACCACTTGTATTTCCAGTTGATCCAAAAACGTTAAGTATTCTTATGGTGAGACGTAAGGATAGTATGTCATACATGGAGTTTATCCGTGGAAAATATGAAATACATGAACCAGACTATATCAAAAAACAATTATCAAATATGACAGTTGCTGAACAAAAACTAATTACTACAGAAAATTTTGAAACACTTTGGACTCGACTGTGGGGAAATGGACGTGATACAGATACACCTGAATATGAATATGCTCGTGATAAGTTTAATGCACTTGATCGTAAAAAAATGATTACATCTGTACCATCTAAATTTACTGAACCAGAATGGGGATTTCCAAAAGGACGTCGTATGCGTGGTGAAACAGATGTACAATGTGCAGAACGTGAATGTTTTGAAGAGACAAATATTCCAAAAGAAGCGTATACAATTCGAGAAGACTTAACATTTTCTGAAACATTTACTGGAACAAACAATATCAAATATAAACATGTATATTTTGTTGCCCTTCTAAAAGATTCAACACGATTTAATCTAGCTCAAAAGTTTACAGTAAGTCAAAGACGTGAAATTAGTAGTATTGGATGGAAAACTCTAGCAGAATGTAAAGCAGTAACAAGACCACATTACATCGAACGTAAAAAGATGATTACGGAATTAGAACGTACTGTTTCTCTCGCATCCAAATAATGGATTACAAACTTCTTGCATTTTCAACTTTAGGTGTAGGAGCTGTTCTTTTTATTTCAGGAGTTATTGTATCTTTACTTTCAACTCAATTACAATGTTCTAAAATTGGATTCAGTACATCTCTTAAACAAGGTGGTATTTCTGCTTTAGCTCCAACATTAGTCTATGCTTTAGCAGCTATATTTACCATGATACGTCATCCTTTTTCTGGAACATTTGAATCATTTGGAGTTCCTGAAGAAACTGCAAGAGTTCTAGGAGTTGGATATATTACAATGTTAACAGCATGGGTTACAAGTGTATGGAATGTTCATAATAGTGAGAAAGCAGTATGTCAAGCTGATCTAAAAGAAATGACAGATTTCAAAAAGAAGTTAATGTCTGAATTAGCTCAAAAAGAGAAAGCCAAAGAAGATCATGCTACTAAGAAATAATGGAAACGATTACATATCGTAATTCAAAAATACCAATACAGATTCTTCCAAAGGGGACTCTACTATTTCGTAAAGTTATCAATCCAGAAGATGATGTAAAAGGTGTTCTTCTAGAATCAGGAAAACGTTGTATAACTCCAAATTATAACGTCTTCTTTCATCCAAATCCTTTTATGGGAGAATTAGCATTAGGTGGATTTATAGCAGAGTATGGAAAGTCTATATATGCTTATGTGTTAAATCATGATGTAAAGATATTAAAGTTAATTAATCCGTCAAAGTATACACGACGTGATAAGAACAAGGGTACATTTATTAAACGTTGTTCAACTGTTAAAAAAGGATGTTTACCAAGATCTGGACGATCATGGGATCCATGTATGAGTGATACACTTATTGAAAAGTATCCGAATGTTGTAGGTATGATTGCTATTTCAATGGGTGATAATGCTCAATACAAAGCTTCTAAAAAAGTCACTAAAAAAATGAAACGATTTCTAAATCCAGTTTCAGATAATCGAAAACTTACAGGAATACCTGAAATCATTCTTCATCCTTTACGTCAAAGACCTTCTGATGATCTCGTATCAGATTCGAATGTAAACCATGATACAAATTATAAAGTAATTCAAGAGTTTGATGTATCTGATAAAGCAGGAATGATATCATTCATGGAACAACATGCTATTTATGATCCAAATACATCTCTTTATAGCTATAAGTCATAATCAAGAGCATATACAACTCCTAAATAGGATACAACTGCAAATCCAAACATCCACCACCATACAGGAAAGACGGTAGACTCCTTTTTCCCTGTACCAAAAGGACGAATACGACCTTGTTCACCGAAGGCAATAGATGGCTTCAAATAAAGGAATCCTGCTACCATAAATAGATAAAAAGCTATCATCCACAAGCGTGGCGACTTGCGTATCATTGCTTCCATTATGAATTCCGTGCCAAAAATAAGTAGAGAGAATGTTCGTCCTACCGAATAGAAAAGCGTTCTCTGATTCAATAACACGTATCTTCCTTAAATATCGAAAGACTGATGTTGATCCACTAGATACAGCTGATTCTGAGGAAGACTTATGTATGCGTCGAGGGGATATGTCAAAGAATACAAAAGAGCTATTTTCATATCAGAAAATTGTTCGTGAGTACCTTATGATGGAAACACCTTATCGAGGTCTCCTTCTATATCATGGCTTGGGTTCTGGTAAAACGTGCTCTTCTATCGCAGTAGCTGAATCTCTTTTGAGTACCAAGAAGTGTTACATCTTATTACCTGCTTCTCTATCAGAAAACTATAAGGGTGAAATTCGTAAATGTGGTGATCCTATTTATGCTTTTGAACAATATTGGGAACCTAAATCGATTACTAAACAAGAAGATGTCGATCAAGCAAAGTCTATGGGTATATCTCAAAAGTTTTTGGATACAAATGGTCGTTTTTATGTAACATCGCCTGAACGTCAACCTAATTTTCGTACTCTGCCTCTAGATGTACAAAAAGGAATTCGAGCACAAATTGATGATATTTTAGATCAGCGATTTACATTTATTAACTATAACGGTATTTCATCATCTAATATTGATACAATTTTGCCACCAGATAATCCACAACAATTTGATGACACCGTAGTGATTATTGATGAAGCTCATAACTTGATTAACTATGCAATGAAACAGTCACTTCGCTCTAAGATTTATGATCGTATTTATAACGCTAGAAATTGTAAAGTAGTTTGTCTTTCAGGAACACCTGTTATTAATAGACCTCAAGAAATTGCCTATCTAATGAATTTGTTACGTGGACCTATAGAACGCATTTCTATTCCTAGTAAGTCAGCAACACAATGGGACGAAGCATTAATGACTGGATTCTTTCGTCAACTCAAAGATGTGGATACAATCGAATACAATTCTGTTAAAAGAACGATTATGTTAACTCGTAATCCTCCATATTTTGAAAGTCAATATAATGAAAAAGGTGAACGTATAGCAGTAAAGTATAACAAAGATGTAGAACAGAATCCTGATATGAAAGCATGGGTAGCAACATGGAAATCTAAATTTGAAACTACATTTGCTGGTATTGAATTTCCAGAATCAGATCGTATGGTTATTGAAAAATTAGAATTACTTCCTACAGACTTTGAAGAATTTATGAAATTATTTGTTGATGGTCTTTCAATCAAAAATTCAGTTTTATTTGGTAGACGTATTCAAGGTTTAGTTTCATACTTCAAAGGAGCAGATGAACGATTACTTCCAAAACGATTAGATGAAGATAAGACACTTGTAAAGGTTCCTATGTCAAACGAACAATTCCAACGATATCTAGAAACTCGATGGGTAGAAGTACAACGTGAATCACGTAAGTCTAGATCACCAAATTTGAATGATGATTTTGGATCATTTCGAATGACTTCACGTCTTGCGTGTAACTACGCAATTCCTCCTGAACTTCGTACGACTATGGAAGAAGGAGCAACTGAAGAAACAATTGTTGAAAAATCAGATATAATTGAAAAATTAAAATCAGATCCAGCTAGATACTTATCAGAAGAAGCATTAGCAAAATTCTCACCAAAGATGTTAGCTATGCTAAAAGATATAAAAAATAACATTGGAGAATCTGGAAGTTTTAATAATCAGTTTATTTATTCACAATATAGATCACTTGAAGGTATTGGTGTATTTACTGCTGTTCTTGTAGCTAATGGATTTCAAGAATATAAACTTGTAAAGAAAGGCGGTGTATGGTCTGAATCATCAGATATGAAACCTGGAGTTCCTGCGTATGGTGTTTTTTTAGGAGGAGCAGAGGAAGAGCGTGAATTACATCGTCAAATATTTAATCAGGATTATTCTGATACATTTCCTCAATCTTTAAAAGATTCAATTAAAGAACATCGTTTATGTATATTTTTAGGTTCAAGAGCAGCAGCAGAGGGTATTACATTAGCTGATGTACGCAGAGTACATATCATGGAACCATATTGGAATCCTGCTTTGATTGAACAAGTTATTGGTCGTGCTATACGTATTTGTTCTCATCGTAAACTTCCTTTAGATCAACGTGATGTAGTTGTGAAATTATACATGAGCGTATTTACTCCTGAACAATCAACAACAAATGAAGGATTTAATATTGTACCAATTCGCAGAAATGATATGACTTTAAAACGGTATGAAGGCGATGAACCTCGTGAAACATTTATGACGTCTGATGAATACTTATATGAAACTGCTTATGAAAAAGGTCGTATTGTAAAAAATATTAGTTTACTTCTTAAACAATCTGCTATTGATTGTGAGATTCATCGTAGATTACATTCAAAAGAGAAACCAGTAATTCAATGTATGCGATTTGATACAACATCTACAGGAGAAGATCTAGCATATAAACCTGGATTTAAAACTGATGATTTAGATACCTTATATTTGCGTAATGTACAACGTAAAACACGTCGTCTTCAAATTGTTAAAGCAAAAGGATTAGTATTTGTGATAGATCCTGATACAAATGAAGTGTTTGATGCCCCGGCTTTTCAAGATACACAGCGATTAGTTCGTCTTGGTATTCGATCAGCTCCAGGTGAAATCAGGTTTTTTACCTCAGTAGTTTCATAATATGGCATCAAATATCCAAAGAGGAACTCGTGGATTATCCGCAGGTGATATTACGAGACTAAAGAGATTGACTGGTGCTCGTAATAACTTATATTATGTATATGATCGCCCATCTCCTCCACGTGTAATTCGTGATAAAGATATTACGAACCCTGCTCCTCGTCTAGAACCAGAATCAGGACGTAGAGTCTATACAGAAATAGGTGGATCTAAAATTCGTCGTCCTGCTTCGGGGTATACTGATTTTATTGCCGCTCAAACCGCAGATTTTGTTGTGGAGACACTTGCTGGATCTTGCGGAGTATCAAGAGATCTAAGAGCTTACAAGATATGTACGTGCTTCTATGGAGTGTCTGCTGTTAAACATAATGGATTATGTAGAAGTTGTACTCATGATCGTATTGTTGTAAAACCGTCTGAGCCAACATTACTACCGATTATTCCTGGAACTATTACTTTAGATATGGAATTTTGCAGCCGTTTTGGTGGACCTATAATTATTGGAATTCCGGGAAGATATACTATAGATAATCAACTTTTTGGAACATCTTTTATATTCAATGGTTCACCTTTTACAATTCCACAAGGACTATCAATAGTTACATTTCCAATATCAGGATTATTGACATGTGATAATCGACCACCACGATTATAAGATAATCCATAATATACAACTTTAGACATTCTAAACTAATAATCATATAATACAACCATGACAGGTGGATTAATGCAATTAGTGGGCAAAGGGGCACAAGATGTACTGATGACAGGAAATCCCTCCTTTACGCACTTTCGATCTGTCTATAAACGCCATTCTGAATTTGCTATGGAACACTTCAGACTCTACTTCAAAACAACAAATTTAAATCTTCCAACATCAGGAAGTTTAACATTACGAGCAAAAGTAGAACGTTACGCACAACTTCTACATGATTGTTATCTAAGTATTGAATTACCAGATATATATTCACCAATTGTTCCAGTAGAGCAAGGAGTACACGATATATTATCTTCAGATGCTTCTGCTATTGGGTATGAATTTGAGTGGGTTCATAATATTGGATACAACATGATTAACTATGTAGCAGTACTCATTAATGGATCTGAAATTGTACGTCATACAGGTGAATGGATGAAGATTTATGCTAACTTAAAGTTTGACGCAAATAAAAAGGCTATTTTAGAACAGCTAGTAGGAAATGTGCCTGAATTATATGATCCTTCAAATGCGTTTGGTCGAATGAATCAATATCCACATGCGATTTCTACATCTACAACTACAGCCGCACCATCAATTCGTGGTCGTGTTTTAACAATTCCTCTTCATTTTTGGTTTTGTGAAACAATTGGATCTGCTCTTCCATTAATCGCACTTCAACATTCTGAAGTAGAATTTGTAATTGATCTTAAAAATGCTTATCAACTTTTTACAGTTCGTGATGTACGTGAGACTGTGAATAGTTTACCAAACCCAAGATTTGGAACACGTATGGCATGTCCTATTGTGACTGATGTTTTTAGTATGTCTCATTTTCTATCACCTCCTACATACAGTAATCCTACAATTCCAGTAAATCCAAATTTATTATTTTGGAAGATGAATCCATTCATGGAATGTAATTATATTTTTGTTTCAGATGCTGAAATGGCTCATATAGCAGTAAGTGATCATTCATACATTATAACTCAAATTGATATTCGAGAAGCTCATAAACAACATGGTCCTTCAAATGATCTTGATTTGATTATGCGTAATTTATGTACAAGAGTTATTTGGGTAGGTCAGAGATCTGATCGTCATCTAAAAAATGATTATGATAATTACACCAATTGGGAAAATCCATATGAACCTCCTTTATCTGGAACAGGACCATTTGCGACTCCTTATTTTACATCTGGAGATCAGCAGCAATCAGGTATTACTTCACGTGATATTTTATTAGAATCTGCTATTATCATTGATGGTAAGGAACGATTTGGTTTCAAGCAGACTGAGTTTTTCAAACATATTGAAAATTATCGTCATCATACTGGACGCACAATTACAGATCTTCCTGGTCTTTATTCGTACTCATTTGCCTTAGATCATGATACAGGACAACCGTCAGGTCACATCAATGGATCAATGTTTAATAAAACTATTTTACGAAACACATATGTAGAACCACCATTAAATAGTGCACTTGGAGTATCTAGTGACCCTAGCGAGGTATGTGTTCTTAAATCAACTGCTAGTAGTCCAAATCCTACAGTTATTCCTGCTGATAGAATCGTAAATTATAGACCCGAACAACTTGTACGCCTTATTCGTAAGACAGAAGCATCTACACTCGCATATACGTATAACGTTCGAGCGTTTGTAGAATCATATAACTTTTTACGAGTTATGGGAGGCATCGCAAATGTCGTGTTTTCTTCATAATAAGGATGAGTGGGATTATAATAACGAATGCCACATATGGTACGAGCTCAGCATCAACTGATGTAACAAAGACACTTTCAGCATCTATTAAAGACGGTGTACTTAGCATACCAAGTATATCTCCAACAACATTAAACGTTGCTGATCCTGCTCCTAATCAAGCTAAAATTCTACATGTTTCTTACACTATTAATGGTGGTGATGGATTGATGACAGCTGTTAATGATAATAATAGTTTATATATTAATGCTCCACCTCAAAGAACAGCTAGTGGTCTTCAAATTACAAAAGCAGAGTATGGTGTAGATGGTAACTTTACAGATGTAACAGATGCTGTTCAAAGTATGTTAAAAAATGGCGGTCTAGATTTAACTGTAGGATTTAAAGCATTGGGCTTACCTGATCCTAATCCAAATAAACGAAAACAATTTGAAGTTGAATATACGATTAATGGTGCGAAAAACATGAAAACATTAAATGATGGAGAACGTTTTAAAATAAGTGCACCAGCAGTTGATAGTCCTTCAAATCAAACTCCATCACAAACTGTTGGATCAGTCATTAGTACACTTTTTTATTCAGTCGCTTATTTCTTTGCTATGTATCTATATACTCTATCTGTATTTACTGGTATTGAATATGGTAATCAATTTATATCACCTATGCTTTGGGGAGCCGTATGTTTCTTTCTTCCTGGATTTGCATTCTGGGGACTTCCATCTGTAACATTTTGGGTAAGATTATTTTCATCTGCTGATTTTATTCACTAGTTTAAACGTTTCTTACCTATTACATGTAATGGATATTCCGCAGAACGTTATAGATAAATGGCAAAAAGTATGGTTACAAGTTTGTAATATGTCATATGATAATACAAATATTACATCTCAAATCATTATAGAAAAATCTAATTATGCTGAACTTTTGAATTATATGAATAATTCTAATGATTTTGAATTAATTACATTAGACTACATGTGGGAACAAATAACAATAGAAAAAAAACGTATTGAAATGCCTCCTCATGTATTTGTAGTTCCAGAACTTCAAGTAATTTATGTTCCTCGTATTTTGTTTGAATCACTTGGAGTATACGCATGGTTTGAATACAGTTTTCCAAATTGTAAAATTCTCTTTTGGGAAGATAGTGAGTAAAAAACGGTCTTTCGACTCTTTTATTTTGTTTTATTTTGTCATCTTCTTGAACTTACCAACACTAATGAAGCCCGCGAATACATCACCTGTTTCACGCGCCTCATATATACGTCCAGTCTTCTCACCGACTACATACTCAGTGCCTTCAAAGGTTATCTCCTCAAAGTCCTCATCATCATCTGCTTCAGGACCCTTCACGAAACGACCATTATCAGCATCCCAGAATGTTCCAGGAGGATCGATGGTTGCAGTCATATTAATAGCTTGAAGATCCTTCAAACTAATATCTACAACATTAGGACCAGCGCTAGATGGCATCTCTACAGATGTCAGCTTATCAATCTCACTAATAAGCTCCTCATCAGATGACTCCTCATCCTCTGCTGCAGGTGCCTTAAGCTTAGCGAAAGAACGCATGTGATCTGCAAATCCTTCTCTACGAAAGTCATCATCAGTCAAATCCTCAACATACTGCTGAAACTCCTTCTTGAGCTTATCAGTCATCTCGACTTTTACAGACTCTAGAGCAGACTTAAGCTGACCTGCCATCACAGGAGAGAAACGCTTAATTCGCTTCTCTTTAGCCTCAGTCTTTACAGGTTCTGCCTTCTTAGACCCGGCTTTCTTAGAGGTAACCTTAACAGGCTCTGGAGGAGGAAGCTTCTTCTCAAGCTTCTCTAGCTTAGACTTCTCCTTCTCAAGCTTATCAGAATGCTTAGCTTTTGCCTCATCATCCTTGAAATTGCCATCCATCTTCTTCGTCCAGAGAGCAATATTCTTCTTACATGTGTCGATCTTCTCATTCAAATCAGTATCTTCTTTGATCATCTTAGTGGGCTTCTCAACGTCAGTCTTGACCATATTGAGAAACTCACCGACGTGATCTACATCCGTCTCCCAACGCACAAACTCGAAAGCTGCGTCGGTATCAAACCCATAATTATCCGCAAGGCATGACACCATTGCGTAAAGTTTGGATTCCATTTGCTTGCTTGAAATATTCATTGTTGCCATTTTATACACTCATGTACTATTCTTGGTTATATGCGAATCCGTTTTCAATGATCCATTCTTAAATAATCGTTTTAGATATTTCAGTTTTTCATCCCATATTTGCTTTTTAGCTAAATACTCTAGTTTTTCTAATTCAAATGTTTCATACATAAGTTGAATCGTTTGAATTAAGTTTTCATTCGGATAACATGTTTTATAATACTTTTCGTCCTTATACACATGAACTTCATTAAACGACTCATGTAATAGTGTTTCAAACGGAATATTCATAGTATAGCAATACTGTTTTAATTTACGGAAAATTGGATCACTTTCATTTTGAACAATATATTCAATTCTCATTCTTGATCATTCATTCACAATGAAAAATGTTTCCATTTTCCGTATTGTATTTTGTTTTATATTGCTATTTGCAACCAGTTACCATAATCTTCATATGATATCTTAGCTGCTTCAAGACTACGGATGAGTAACGAACGGTTTGTACGACTCATTTTAGAGACGTCAAAGCAGTTCGCAGCATGGTAATCTAGACCACGTTCATAGAACGAATCCCAAAGCTCAACTTCTGTATTACAAGCAATAGCTGTGTAATAAGTCTCTAGCTTACTAGGATCACGGTGATCATACTTGCATCCACCTTGTTCAGGTGACTTACAAGAATCTGGATCTGTAGTCATGCATCGGCATGAGTAACCACGCTTTCTGTTCGCGATCCACTTATCGTAGATCGTACAGCGCTCATGGCGGAACGTACAGTTCTTCCAGAGACATGCGTTACCATGCTTACACCACTTAGGTGGATGAGCGTATGCCTGTTCCACCTTAGGGGCTATCTTAGTAACCTCTTGCCATTCATCAGAAGTGGAAACGCTAACTGCGTCATCTTCCACATTCTGGATAATTGAAATATTTTCTTCCCCAAGGAAGTAATCGCCCCACAACATCCCCTCAGGGATATTGAAAGCAAGCATTGAATCGTTTAACATTGTATACATTTTATGTACTATCCATTGTGTCTGGACTTAATGAATCCATTTTCAATGACTTGCGTTATCAATCATTTTTTAACTACAGATTCCATTAACAAATGACAGATTCAGAGTTTGCTAAGACTCATTTACGCGACCATTTAAGTTCTTTAATTGTTGCTCCAGTAGCAGAGGGATTCTGGAGTATACATGCGTCTGCGAAAGATCTTTGTGAACGCAATGGTCAACCCGATCAAATTTTACGAACATTTCAAAATATGTTAGCAAAGATTCCTGAATGGTCAGATTCTACTCTTACAACTGAAGTTGAAAGAATTGAAAGAGTAACAAAATGTGAATATCTAGATGATCTTATCATGGGTGTATTTATTTCATACATGAAGTCATTTGCTTCATTACATTACCAAGGAAACTCAAAGGAGATTCAAATTGATTTTGAGAGACCATCTTTAGCAAAGTTTGTTCATGAAATGTATATTCATTCTGCTCGTAAATTATGGCAGACTGCTTATTTGCTTAATGTGGGACTACCATCTGAGGTACAGGCTCGTAACCGTCAGGAAGTAGAAAAGATTATCGGACAATGTTTAGAACAGGTAATTCGCGGATTTCTTCCATGGCAAGCAATTACCAAAAAGTATTTTACAAGTCCTCCTACTGAAGATTTTGTTAAGAATATTACTTCTGAACCAGAACCTGAACTTCAAGCAGAACCTGAACCAGAATCTGAAGAAGAGGAAGAAAAGAAGTCTGTGTCATTTGGAGATGAAGAAGACGAAGAAGATGAAATTGTAAAGCTTCAGATCTCAGAAGAAGACGCAACTCTAGATATTCCCGAACTCGATGATCCGATGAAAGAACTTGAATCTAAGATATCAGAAACACTCGTTCTAAATCTGTAGAGAATTACACTAAGAAACAACAAATGATGATTGTTGTTGTTTCATTAGCGGTTGCCATGGTAGCATTTATAATTTACGCACTCGATCGAAAATCAAAGAGTAAACCTATTACATGGGAAACTGCAGGAAAGGTCTCAGTTCTCAGTGGTCTTTTAACTTCTGGAGTAGTATTTGCTACAGGAGCTGAAGCTTTACCTGATATCGCAAAAAAGGTAACTGAAACAGTATCATCTGCTCAAGACATGTTTGTTGGTCAACCTACATTCTAACCATCTATCATGAGTACAGAATTACCATTGGCAGACTCAACTCCATAAATTGTTTTTAAACTAGCAATCTCTTTTCGTGGAACCGCATTATCTTTACAGTAGCGAGCTATTGCCTTGTAAAGATGAAATCCATGAAATCTATCATGATGAGGATCTTTCTTTCCAAACATTACAGAATTTCCATCTTCAACTGTAAGCCATTTTACAAAAAACTTATACAAATCATTATCAGCTTCAGGTTCAGGAAAGATATCCCAAAAGAGTGATGTAGCAAGTCTAGCAAGATCAAATGATGGATTTGGTTTCATTTCAGGATATTTTGATACATAGTAATCACCATAGTTATACTGTCCTCCTGCTTCTTCTTCTATATAAAAATGATCACTCATAAATAACTTAGGTTCTTTCATTCCTGCTATTTTAACTGACGCAATTCCTCTTTCAAAATCAATAATCTTAATAGTGTATCCATATGTTGGTACACGATATAGAACACCTCCACAATTATAGTAGTAATGTTCTACAGTTGTAGGAACATACATAACATTATTTGCATGAAGATCATTATGAGTTAATCCAATAGTACGTTGAGCATACGCAAGTGCGAAGATGACTTGAGATATCCATGCTAGATGCTTTTCAGTTTCGGGATTTAACATCATAAGCTCATAAAGAGTTCCTTGACATTTTTCCATAAGTGTTACCTGAACTGGAACATCCTTAAATGTAGCCCATGCAAATGATTCACAACTTTCATAATCTTCATCATCTTCTTCTTCGTCACATGTACATGATCTTACCTCAAACACATAAGATGTTGATACAGAAGATGAATCTGATTGATCATCATCATTTTCTTCCTCATCATGAAGAACTCTATTTAGTTCACCCATTTGAACATCTTCTACATGTGATGTTTCAAGTTCTTCTACCATTCCTAAATCAACATTCTCACCTAATTGAATGGATAATCTAGCTGTACGTGTATGTTTGAATTCAGTTGATTCTTGAATTTCATCAGATAATTTTACATCAAACATTCGTCCAATATTTTGAGAAAACCATGGACGTTCAGAAAGTTCACCATAATCATCCGAAATATCAATTGTATGCTTAGTAGTTGTTCCTGTAAACAAACCATATACTTTTGGAAAATGTACACAACCTGATTGAGAAAGAACACCACTTATTAAAGCACCAACATAAGCTGCATTATTTGTATTCTGTATTTTGTGCATAGCATTCGTAGCTTGTTCAATTGATCCAGGTAACCCTAGAGTTGCTCCATATTCTCCACGCATCCATTTATAAGGTGATACAAGCATGGTTGTTTTGCGATGTACATCTACAGTTAACCCATTTACTGTTCGAATTTTATCAGGACTCAGAATAGTGACTGCTTCTTCATTAAATTTAATTCCATAATCAGATACACATTCTAGATCCGAAGACTTAAACAGCTTTTCAATTGGTGGAAAATATGGCTGAATATTCAGAATATTCCAATGCGTTAAAGCAGATCCCTTTAATAAAGAAAGATCATACTTGTGAATAGAAAGTGGAACTTGAGAACTTTTTAGCTCACCGTTCGGATTGTGCTTAGTGCGTTTGACCATATTATAGAGTTGTGTTAAAGCATAATCAAAAAGTTCACGCAATAGTATTAAGATGAACTTTAATATTAAAAAGTTTAATATGGAGATGATCCGTACAAAGTGTGCTTTAGACTCTAAGAAAGCACCCGTAATTGTATTTATTGGAAAACGTGATACTGGAAAATCTTTTTTAGTGAAAGATATCCTGGCCAATACTCAAGATTGTTTTCCCATCGGGACTGTAATTTCTGGTTCTGAGGTCGCCAGTCCTTTTTTTCAAGATTTAGTTCCTGCTAAATTGATTCATGATAAATATAATCCTTCTATCGTTATGGGATCTATTAAGCGTCAGATGGCTGTTAAACAAGCAAGAAATAATGAGAATAGAGGAGGTGGACGTTCAAATGTGGATCCTAGAGCATTCTTAATTCTAGATGATTGTTTGTATGATAAAACATGGATGAATGAAGAGTCTACTAGATATGTTTTTATGAATGGTCGTCATATTGATTTAGCAACATTCATTACTATGCAATACCCTTTAGGTGTTCCTCCTAATCTAAGAACAAATATTGATTTTGTGTTTATTCTTCGTGAGAATGTATTAGGTAATCGAAAGCGTATTTATGATAATTATGCAGGTATGTTTCCTACATTTCAAATGTTTTGTCAATTTATGGATCAATGTACTGAAAATTATGAATGCTTAGTTATCTGTAATGGTATTCAATCAAATAAACTAGATGATCAAGTATTTTGGTATAAAGCACAAGAACATCCTCCATTCAAATTATGTGATGATAGCTTATGGGTTGATAATAAACCATTTATAAGTGCAATGTTAGCAAATGATGAGTTTTCTCCAGATAAAATGAAAAAGAAGAGTTCTGATCCATGGATCAAAGTAAAAAAGACTGGATAAACAGAAAATCGAGACTAGTAGTTTCGAGTTTCTAATTAATTCTTACGAGTTTTTCGTGTTTTCTTTCCTTTACGAGTTTTACGTCTACGTCCACCCATTTTTGCTATTTGATTAGTTAAAGCATCAATATCTGCATCACTCTGAGCAACAGATACTTTTGAAAACAGATTAGATAATCCATCTAATTCAATCTTACTTTTTGCTGATGCCTTTTTATCTTCAATACGAGCTAAAGCAGCATCTTTTTTAGCTTGTAAACTAGCCATGTAATCTGCACCTTTAGATGTTAAAGTACGACTACGACTATCCATTTATATTATTCATATAATTTACGCATCACGTATTGCTCCTTCAGAAGGATGAAGAGCTGTTTCAAACTGTTTAGTTAAATCAGAGACATCTACAACACCTTCATCAGCCTTCTTATCAGCAAGAGCTTTTGCCCGGCGTTCTGCATTTTCTTTCTTCTGAGCCTCAATCTTCTGTTGCTTCTCCTCATCGAAAAAGATATCACGATTCACTTCATTCTCCTTATACTTTCGCATGAGCTCATTCAACTCCTTCTCTGCGTATTCCACTTCAGGCATCATATGCTCAGAAGGATCCCATGGTAACCAACATCCAACCTTACCAATGTAAAGATTGTCACGAGGAAACTTACGCTGAAGTACTTTCGCATATTGCTGACACTCTTCTAGATTCGCAAATACACGACGAAGTTTCACGCCACGAACATTGGTACGAAATCCAACTTTCTCACTAAACTCATTCTCAAGATCCTTCTCATGCTTAAGAAGAAACACTTGATACTGCTCATGAATATCAGTCTTCTTAATGGCCTCATTATGAACCTTTACGAACTCTTGAAGATCACCCATGAGGTCATCAACCTTCAAAGTATACTTCTTTGAAAGGAATGCCATCAATTGCTCCATTCCCTTAATTTTCCAATCATATTCAAGCCACTCTATAAACTTCTCATTAAAAAACTCTTCTTTTTGTTTAATGGTCTTTTCAGGTGAAAGGAATGAAATGATAGAATACCTCTGAGTAGGGATTTCAGAATCCTCCTCAAGGTAATCAATGAGTGTTCCATCATCTTCGACTTTTGGTAGTTCTTCACGGGGCATTTGTTTATTAGTGGGGTCGTCTGTGAAAGTCGGTTGTTTAACGAATTTAAACCTTTGTATTGGGCTGACATTCTCCAATACCTTTTGTCTGCTGTAACATGATAGGAGCTGGACAATTCTTACATGGACATTTTACATGATCATGACCTAGAATATGTCCAATTTCATGACTTACCATATACTGACGATAGTTTAGAATAGATAACTTACTAGCAGATGCGCCATTAAACCATCGATCTGCGTTCAAATACATATATCGTCCTCCTAGTTCGGCACATGATAAATTGCCAGGTAATCCACATACTTTTTTGATTGTAGCAGGTGATGATAGACGAATTAATACAGATTCTCTACTTTCAACAGGTTCAAACCTATATCCATGCTTAGACCATCCGTCTGGATCATTCAGATACGTTCCAATATAATATCCAATTTGAACTGGAATACGAACGTTATAATCTCGTATAACATCTGGATCAACAATAAATCTATACTTAATATGTTTCATTGAATAATTATCTAAAGTCTCTTATAAAATGCCTGAAGCTAAGACTGCCCCTACTCCTGGTATCGATATTTCTGACTTAGTAGGTCGCTTTGTAAAGTATGCTCTTGAAGGGTTAGTAGTCGCGATCGCGGCTTTCTATCTTCCTAAATTCATGGGTGGAAAGTCACTCCCCCTTTCTCAGATTGGTATGATTGCAATGGTTGCGTTAGCCACGTTCGCTATTCTTGATGTATATGCTCCATCTGTGGCATCTGGAGCTCGCCAAGGCTCTGGATTCGGTATTGGTGCACACTTGGTTGGATTTCCTTAAATTGAAAAAGGGTTTTCCTTTCTCTTTTTTTGTATTAAAGACGTTCCATGATTGAGTTCATAATCAAATAAACATGTTCTTGCGGAATACTTCCTACATGGAATACAGCTCCACGTACTCCACGATCTTCTGGATCCTCAAACTCATCAACAATAATTTCAATTCTTGCTGATCGTTGTCCATCTGGATGTGAAACCTTAAGTGTCCAAATATTCTCACCAAGATATCTTAATTTATATAAATACCCAGCATTTGGAAGAACAGTATTCCTAATGTTGCGTATGACTGAAGCCATGTTTACAGTGCCTGTTTCGTTGTTCGTTTGTATTAACATTCTTGTTATTGGTATTCCTTTTGATATACGAATCCGTTTTTAACATATTACACGTGAGACAGTAATGAAAAGACCAATTCCAAAAGCATTACGTGAACAAGTTTGGATTCAAAAAATTGGAAGAAAGTTTGAAGCAAAATGTAAGACATCTTGGTGTCGAAATAAGATTAATGTATTTGATTTTCAAGCAGGACATGATATTCCCGAATGTAAGGGAGGAAATACTGATATCTCAAATTTACAACCTATTTGCTCTAGATGTAATTTATCAATGGGAAGCCAATACACTTTCAAAGAGTGGTGTAAAAAAGGTAAACAACCATCAAAATGGAATCGGTTTATAGAAAGTCTAAGTGTGCTATGGACATCTTCAGATACAATGGAAAGTGGTACAAAGTCAATCCGAAAGCTTACGAGCCCGAACGTCAAACAACTCAAGTAGCATGGGCACAAATTCGTGAACCTCAAAAAACAAAAGAAGAAGTATACCGATTATATGCTGAAAAACAGCGTGACGATGCTCGAATTTTATATCCTTCGTTTCGTAAAGATGATAAGTGAACTTATTATTTCATTAATTGTAGTTTTAGGATTCATTGGAATCTATTACTTAGTTACAGGTACACCACCTGGAGCAAGAATTATTGAACAAGAACCTCCTACATCTAGTGGATTAGATGATAATCAAGCTAACTTTATGTTTTTTTATGCTACATGGTGTCCACATTGTAAAACAGCTCAGCAACCTTGGCATTCTATTCAACAATTGGTTAAGAATTCTAGATATACGTATGGTGGTAAAACTGTAACATTTGAAGATGTAAACGCAGAAACAGATAAAGGTAAAGCTGCTCTTTATGATATTAAGGGATACCCTACATTCAAGGTACAAACTGCTGATAAATTATACGAGATGGCTGGTAGACCCAGTGTTGAGAACTTCCGGGAGTTCTTGAAAAAGGCTCTTGGAGATGAGAAACCTTCTTAATGATATTTCAGATTTCAAAAGAATATCATCTATATCAAAATCTCCTAAATCTGAATCAGATGTTAGTTTAGGATATGAAAGACGTACAGTTAAATCTGTATTATGTCGTTCCATGAAATGATTAACAGCCATCGCATAGATATCTTTCATAAAATTAAGTGGTGATACTTCTGTAATATTTTGAGGAGTCATTCGAGTTACTTTCTGCTTAGTTAACGATAAAACAAGAGCATCTGATTCTATCCATGAAATACATGGTACAAATACACCTCCATCAACATATAACTGATTATACAAAACTTGTGGCTTAAATATTCCTGGTAGACAACATGAACATTTAAGAGCATCTAAAATTGGAACATCTTTTGTAAATATAGTAGGTACACCTTTTGTGATATTTGATGCAATAATATAGAGTGGTTGAGGAGCATCACCAATCTTCATATCTTTTAAATTAATTCCAAATTCTAGAAACATTTCAATCATTGTGCCTTCAAACATATCCATAGTAAATACACCTTTATGCGAAAGAGCAGATGAGATGTTATTAAATGTTAGTTTAGGTGTAACACGATCCATTGAAATATACCTTTTAGACATTTCAATTAATTTATCATCTACAGGAAGCCCAAATGATAAATAAGTCGCAATAATTGATCCAACAGAACATCCATAAATTCCATCAGGAAAATTCAGAGGTTGATGTTTTGCTAATTCACGCAAAGCTCCTATATGTAAAATTCCTTTAATACCGCCACCATTCAATCCAAGTTTACGGAACGGAAGAGACATTCTTGAGTTGTAATAAGTAACCATGCTGAAAGCACGTGAAGTATGGAATGATCAAGAATCTCGTAGGTTAAATAGAATGGCGGCTATGTCTCCTGTTATGACCCAAATTCAAGCAAGAATTAAACAACAGGCGATTCATAATACTAACGCACCATATATAACATATGAAGTTCCAACATTTGTATTTGGATATCCATTGTATCAACTAGCAGAAGCGATTGAGTTTTTAGTTAAAGAGTATACTAGTGCAGGATATTGGGTATGGGTTGTAGAGAATAAGTATTTACTCATTTCTTGGATCAAACCTGTGAAGACACGTGATGTTGGAAGACCTATGTTGGCTACAAATTATCGTCCAATGATATATGATCCATCTGCGATCGCATTCATGGCAAGAGATCCTTCTAGTGATTAATAACAAATGGCAATAACATCTACATATATGTGGATCATAACTTATGTATTATTTATAGTTGGATTTGAAACGATGGCAATGACATGTTTTAAGAAATCATTGAATGATTGGAGATTCTTTGTACTGGGAGTTCTTTTGTATATTGGTGTTGGAGGTCTATTAGTCCAAACATTTAAACTTACAGGGTTAGCATTTACTAATGCTCTTTGGTCAGGATTATCTGTTATGGCAACAACAACAGTAGGTGTTTTATATTTCAAAGAAAGACTTCATTTACATGATTTTATTGCTATTGCGATGATTGGTGGCGGTGTTATGATTTTGAAATTTACTGATTAAATATAATGAAACTTGAAGAGATTATAGGAGTTACTTTGAATACAGGAATATTAGCAATTTTCTATACAGCTATAGGTGGTATAGTTTCATACCTTTTATATTACTTTGTTGACGAGCATAATGAAGAATGGGAACAAAGATCTACTTTATATCAAGTTGGTGATGTATCTCTTCAATTAGCTGTAATTGGTACAATCATATTTTGGATTACATACATTATTAAAGAAGCTCCTCCTATATTTCATGTAAGTCGTGAACTAGATGCATTAGTTGATACGTATATGTCAGGAGTATTCTTTGCGTATTCAATGTTTCTATTTATTGATTTTTTAGACTCAAAGATCAAATTTCTATATCATAAAGCATTCGATAGACATTTTGAAAAGATGTTCCCACTGCGTAAAACGAATAAAAAGAAAACCACTTAAACTGATACCAATGGACTGTAAACATTCCCTTGTAGTTGATGAAGGACAGCAAGTCTGCACATGTTGTGGACGTATTTTCGATCAAGTTATTGATGAAGGAGCAGAATGGAGAAATTATGAAGATTCAAAAGGAGAAGATCAATGTAGAACTGGATTTGTAACATCAGAGTTACTTCCTGAGTCATCGTATGGCTCAATTATTTCGTATAAAGGTGCAAATTCGCCAAACATGAAAGCACTTCAAAGGCTATCATGTTGGTCGTTATCATCAAATAGTCAAAGATCTTGGATGGGTATCTTTGATTCAATTAATCTTTCATGTACTCATGCGGGATTACCAAAATCAATTATTATGGATGCTTGTGGAATGTATAAGCATCTTGAAGAAGCACAAAAAGTAAGAGGAGAAACACGTCGGGCATTAATGGGAGCAGCTATATTTGTAGCATGTCGCAATAATGGCGTTCCTAGATCTCATGAAGAAGTAGCAAAATTAATGACTGTAAATATTCGAGCACTTTGTAAAGCAATTAATCACTTTTCTCCTACAGATAATACAGTTTTACAAACACAGATTGGAATAGCAGAACGGTTATGCGCAGGTCTATTTCTGAATGATGATCAGCGTGAAAAAATCATGGAACTTTTATATGAAATTTCTATGAAATCAGAAGATGATTTTGAACACACACCAAAAACAATTGTTGCTGGTGTTGTAGCTCATATTATGGGACTTAAAACAAAAACTCAAATGAAAACAGTTTCAGAAGTATCTGGTGTTTCTGCTTTATCAATTCATAAAATTGTGAGTAAGATTTAAATTAAAGTTCCAGAATATTTAGAAAAAGCAGTTGATAATTTTGATAATGCTTCATCAAATGATGTAGGTGTATTTTTCCATACATTTGTAGATGCTACTCCAAATCCAATAGAATAAAATGATGCTCCAGTAGTTCCTGTCCAATCTGTTCCATTAGGTGATGTAAGTATTGAATCACTAGCACTAGTGTTGCGTCCTACTGCGACCCAATTTGAACCATTCCATGCTACTCCAGATCCATAGAAAGAAAAAAGTGATCCAGTAGTTCCCGTCCAATCTGTTCCATTAGATGATGTAAGCATTGAATTATAATTAGTATTGTCTTTTCCTACAGCTACCCAAATTGAACCGTTCCATGCTACTCCACGCCCAAGTCCGGCATTACCGAATTCACCTGTTGCTGGTGTCCATGTATCTCCGTCAGGTGATGTAAGTATTGTATCATCTCCATCACCAACAGCTACCCATAATGAACCATTCCATGCTATTCCATTTCCAGCACCATAAACACCACCTGTAAATCCATTAGAAGATGGAGTCCATGTATCTCCATCAGGTGATGTAAGTATTGTATCATCTCCATCACCAACAGCTATCCATAATGAACCATTCCATGCTACTCCATAACCTTGTACTGTAAATCCATTAGAAGCTGGTGTCCATGTATCTCCGTCTAAAGATGTGAGTATTGTATCAGATCCATCACCAACAGCTACCCATAATGAACCATTCCATGCTATTCCATTTCCAGCAACAGTGAATCCATTAGAAGATGGAGTCCATGTATCTCCATCAGGTGATGTCAATATTGAACCATTACTTCCTTGCCCTACTGCTACCCAATATGATCCATTCCATGCTACTCCATTTCCTTGTGTTGTAAAACTTCCATTAGTATTTGACCCTGTCCAAGTAATTCCATCAGGTGATGTAAATATAGAACCATACGCTGTATTACGTTCTCCTACAGCAACCAATTTTGAACTAATATTAAAAACTACACTTCCAGTAGGACCTGTAGCACCCGTATCCCCTGTAGCACCCGTATCTCCTGTATAACCTGTATCTCCTGTATCTCCTGTATCTCCTGTATAACCTGTATAACCTGTATAACCTGTATAACCTGTATAACCTGTATAACCTGTATAACCTGTATCTCCTGTAGAACTAGAACCAGTGGGTCCAAATATATTACCACTTATCGTAATGTTATCTATATTGATAAGATCTACTTTTACATTATATCCTCCGCTACCATTATCGACGATTTTTGGAGATAGAATATTTTTAAGTAAATTACCTGAAAACGGATCAGGAGTTGACATTTCTATATTGTAGTATACGATGGACAAACTGTTTAATACCTTTTCGCACTCTATCAATATGGAACCTTTATTCAATCCCTCTAACACAAGTCTTGGTGCGCGTTATACTTTATTCCCTATCGCCCCTCAAGAGGAAGACCTCTATAAAATGTACAAAAAGGCGGTAGCAACTTTCTGGACAGTTGAAGAAATTGATTTCAGCAAAGATAAGGATGATTGGGAGAAATTAAATGATAATGAACAACATTTTGTAAAACATGTTCTTGCTTTCTTTGCAGGATCTGATGGAATTGTACAAGAAAATCTCGCAGCTAGATTTCAAAAAGAAATTCAATCTCCTATTGCTCGCCTCTTTTATGGTCTTCAAAATGCTATGGAAGGAATTCATTCTGAAACGTATTCACTGCTTATAGACCAATATGTCAAAGATAAAGACGAACAAGCAAAGTATTTCCGTGCTATTGATACGATTCCATGTATTAAAAAGAAAGCTGATTGGGCGATTAAGTGGATTGAATCACCTGATGGTTACGCAACTCGTCTTGTAGCATTCGCATGTGTTGAAGGTATTTTCTTTAGTGGTTCATTTTGTGCTATTTATTGGTTGAAAAAGCGTGGTTTACTTCCTGGTTTAACATTTTCAAATGAATTAATTTCACGTGATGAAGGTCTTCATACTGAATTTGCTATTGCGTTATACCACAAACTTCAAAATAAATTAACTGAAGAACAAATTAAAAATATTATTCAAGAAGCAGTCGAGATTGAAACGGAGTTTATATGTGAAGCATTATCATGTGCACTCATCGGTATGAACGCACGAGATATGACGCAATATATTCAATTTGTAGCTGATCGATTAGCTCAACAATTAGGTCTTCAAAAGATTTATAAAGTCAGTAATCCATTTGATTTCATGGAATTAATTTCATTAGAAGGAAAAACTAATTTCTTTGAAAAGAAAGTATCTGAATATTCAAAGCCTGGTGTAGGCATGAACACATCTGATATGACAGTACGTTTTGATGAAGAGTTTTAATCTTCTTCTGAGTAAATAGTAATTTCTCCAGAAATAGGAGAATTTGTATTTAATGTTATATAAGTATCATCTTCTAAACCATAAAACCCTATAGAATTAGAAATTGTATATGGACGTGGCGCATAATCTGGTGTAATTGCTACATTATTAATTGAGAAGAATGATCCATCAGTTCCAAAATTAAACGTACTAGACTCAATAACAAATTCACCAATACCAGCATCTAACAAATTATAACATTTAAATTTGAATGACTTTGTAGGTGAAGGAATGTTATATGTTAAAGATTTTACATAGTTAAAAGGAACAGGAAGAGTAATTGCATCATCACTATTAAAATCAAATATAATTGAAGGAGCCTCTGATACAAAACAACAAGGTGATTTGAATACATAATGTTTATTCTCTAGATAACCATCATCAAACGATGGATTTTTTGCAATTACTCGATATGGATCATATGTTACATGTTGAGTGAGTGCTCGAAACTTACGTGGATCAGCAGCAGAATCAGCGTTCGCCTTAGCTTTAATCTTAAGCTTACGAATGTAATCCGATGAATCTAGATTAGGCATTTATGATTCACTTAGAAGTTATTGTATTAAATAGAATCAGGAGGAGATAAACTTAGTGTATCAAATTGAAAAGGAAGACTATTTATTCCACCAGGCACTAGTACTCTTAAAATTATAGTTGAAGCTCTTATATCAACATGACTAAATTTTAATCTATTTCCACCAATACTCTCTGGAGTAACATTGGATCCATTAATAGTGAATGTAGCAGTTGGAAAATTATCAGTATTTCCTAATTGAATTTGGGCAATATATGGATTTCCAGATACATTTGAAAATGTAAATTTATATTTACCTGAAATGCTTGGATTAATAGTTAATCCTTCAAGTATATAATTTCCTTTATTAAGAGCAATACCAGTAAAATTAAAAACTTTTGTTATTGTTCCAAGATCTTCATTGCCTCCACCATCAGAAGTAGTAATAGTAACATCTCCAATACTGCTTATTTGTCCAGGAAATGTTATATGAATTATACTGTTATTGTTAAATCCAGTAATTTCACTAATTTCTATTGAATCTTCTATTTTAATACTACCATTACCACCACCTAGTAATTCTACAACTGAATTATTAAAATTTGCCTCACCCCTAGAAGGATTAAAAGTTATTGATAAAATATTTCCACTAAGATTTACAATCTTAAAAAAAAATTCATTATTTGGTGTAATAGGTGGATTAAGTAATGTATAAGTGACAATACCATTATTAGAAGCCCCAACAACACCATTAAAATCAAGATTAGTTCTATATACATTTCCGCTTTGATTATTATTACAGAGTGCTCGTCTACTTTTAGGCATTAATGAATCTAGAAAAACAGTTTGACAAGATGCTCCTGTCAACTTGGAAACATACTGAGTTAATCGATTACTCTGTTGAGTATCACCACGTTGGACAGCATTCGCTTTCTTAAATCGAGTAAACTGAGACGCGTCGGATCCTGGCATCTCTTTACGTTTAAAGAAAGAACGTTTCTTCCTACTAATTTACCAAATGGAACTTACCTATGCCACCATTGTAGTTTTAGCATCATTGATTTTTGTACTTTCTGGAATGGTAGGATACCTTTACTGGCAACAGACTCGAATCCTTCAAAATCTAGGATCTCTTGCCATGGCCTTAAGTGCTCATATTGAAAGTACACGTCAAGAGGTAGTTTATGAAGAACCACCTGTTGAAGAGGAAGAAGAGTCTGATGATGATCGTGTTTCTGTAAAAGAATCTCTAGAAGTCGTTGAGGGTCCACCTTCTCAAGATGATATTGATGATCTTCCAGATAAAACATCAGCACAACTTCGTGAACTTTTAAGCAAAAAGGGTATTCCTTTTGGAAAGCGTGATTCTAAGAGTGTTTTAATTCAACTTTTGAAGGCAACATCTTAAACCCAATTTACTATAATTTCTCGAAGACTATTTTGGTTTAATACTTTTGAATCTGGAAAGAGTTCTTGAATACGAACACATGCTCGTATAACATGTAGAGGAGTATATTCCATGAAGTTATCAAAGAAATATTCATCACTACTCCATTTTACAGAAATCATTCCTTTTTTTGCACTTGCTAGTACCATTTCATAGACTTGATGAACGATTCGACTAATCATTTGTTCATCACGTTGTTTAGTTATGGTATCCATAAATGTATGTAATTGATTGCGTGTTATTACTTCTAGATCCATATTAGTATTCATTTATGAAATATATGTGATTCCATTTTCAACAATATTACCTATATAGCATAATGAAACTTGTATCATTTGATGTTGGATTACGTAATTTAGCTTTTTGTATTCTAGAAGGAACATCGCGAAAAGATTTGAAAATTACAGGATGGGATTTAATTGATGTAATGGCAGAAATTGGTGGTCTAGATAAACCATTATGCCATAAATGTAAGAAACCAGCATGTTGGGTACAACAAGCGACAATATATGCGTGTACTCGCCACAAAGGAACATCTGGATTGACTTACACAAAATCAGCTTTATCGAAGAAAACGAAGGAGGAATTACAAGCATTGAGTCTTCCATTAAACATTCAGGGAACGACCAAAAAAGAACTTGTGGACAAGCTATACGTAGTTTCTTCAGGAAGTGTATGGAAACGGTGTGTCAAATCCGCAAAACAGGGATCAGTAGTAGATCTAGCTCCAGCAATTTCGGATTCCCTCCAGATGCGTGCGAATCTATGGAAGGGGGCGAACCTTATAGTATTTGAACAACAACCTGATAAACGTATGTTATGTGTACAAGGAATGCTTCATATGTGGTTTGTTACACAAGGATTTCGATGTAAAGGAGTTTCTGCTATTCATAAATTAACAAATATGACAACTATTGAAGATGTAACAAAAACATATAAAGGTCGTAAGAAGACTGGTATAGTTCATGCAGCAGAATTAGTTCCTACTGAAGAACTAAAAACATTTATGTTAAAACATCCTAAGAAAGATGATCTAGCAGATAGTTTTCTTCAAGGTTTATGGGTATTAGAAAACGGAAAACATTAATAGTATTTAGATATACTCTAAATGATTCCTGGAATTTTAAGACTTAATTCAAAAACCAAATATGGTATGACATCTAGAAATGTGCCAATTTATCTATTTAATCCACTTGATAAGAAATATCAACCATGTATTGTAGGATGTTCTCAAAAAGATGTAACATCCAACGTTTTAGCATTAATAAATGTTGAACGTTGGGAAGAAAACAAACTAACACGTGGAAATTTAATAAGAATTATTGGAACATGTGGAGATCTAAAAGCAGAAGAAGAAGCCCTTCTTTATCAATATTCATCATCTACATGGAAACGATTCTCTAAAGAAACTTTGAAAATACCATCATTTGATGGATATACACATATTACTGGATTCGCATTTAATGTAGATCCACCAGGATGTACTGATATTGATGATGCAATTATAGTAGGAGATGATGAATATATTTATATTGTAATAGCAGATGTAGCTTCATGGATGATTGAAAATCCGGACATCTTTAAAAAAGCTTCAACTATCGGACAAACACTTTATAATAATGGACGTATTATATCACCTCTTTTACCAATTCAAGAAGAATGTTCTTTACTTCCAGATAAAAAGAGACATGGAATCGCACTTCGTTTTAAATGGAATAATTCTGAGATTTCAAATTTAAAGTTTATGAAAGTATCATTTGTGAATAGTAAATCATTCACATATGAATCAATTTATTCTACAAAGTATGGATCTCTGCTTAAAGAAATAAGTTCATATATCGCAAAAAGAGATATTATAGATTCACATGAATGGATATCCGAATTAATGATTTTATATAATTGCGAAGTTGCTAAAGTATTAGTTAATCAAAAACAAGGATTATTACGTACACAAAATGCTCCTGATATTGAAAAGTTTGAATTATATACTACACTTGGAGCAGACTTAGAATTTCTAGCTAATAAATCTGCTTTATACACACACGCATTGGAAGGTGGAAAACACTGGGGGCTTAATAAGGAATATTACTGTCATTCTACATCTCCTATTCGTAGATTCGCTGATATTGTGAATCAAATGGTTATACGCGAAGATTCTATATTGCCGTTTGATCTAGAAACTATAAATACATTAGCAACAAACGCAAAGAAGTATGAACGTGATGTATTCTTTATGAATAAGATTTTATCAACATCTTCTCGAGTAGTAAATGGTATTGTATTATCAGATCATCGTATTTGGGTATCTTCTTGGAAACGTATTATCACATGTAAAAATAGTGAACCTCTAGGATCATCTGGCATTCTAAAATATTCATTAGACATGGATCAGCCTTCATGGAAACGTAAGATGGTATTTAGATTCGAAGGTATAAACTATCAGGAATAACAAATCCTCGAACAATTAATCCTTTAACTTCTTTCATTTTTTCTAACATTTCTACATCTTGAGAAATAGTAGCAAGATTATTCCATTCATCTATAATATTAGATAATTTTAACATAGCTCTTACGAAGTTACCTTGTTCAATACCTAATTGTTCACATACAAAATCATCACCATTCATCCATCGTTGTACAACTTCAACCCAATAACTTGTAAGTTTCCAATATGACAAATCACTCTTTAATAATTCAGATTCAATAATATGAGAAACATACGTATTCATCATATCATGAAATTGAGTTTTTTGAATATATTCATCTGTTCTAACATCTTCTAGAAATATAGATAGACATTCTACAATTTCATTCGCACTTTTATTATGAATCATTCGAGTATCATATATATATGCCATAAGAAGTGGATGCCCTTCATGAATTTCAGAAGCCAAAACTCCACGCGTAGTTAATTCATCATCTTCATCTAGAAACCCATTTGCAAGCAATGTATTTTTTCTAAGATTGATTTTTTCTTCAAAATAAGAAAGCTTATAAATACATTCAGTCATAAATTCAATTTCTTTTAAGACTTGACTTGTTTTCTTAAATGATTTCATTGCCTTTTCCCATTTGGGTCCAAAATGAGTATTATTCCAACGACCAATTTCAGCTTGCCATTTCTTACGTTCTGCGTTTACAGAATTATCAAATAATTGTTTAAGTTCTGTATATTTTTCAAGCTCTTCAACTGTATTTTCATCCATATCTATAATTTCTTTACGCTTTTCTAGAATCTTATTTTTTATAACTCTAATATCATCACACATTTCTGAAGCCCAATATGTATCTCCAATAATATTTCTACCTGATTGAATAGCAGCTAGAATGTATGAATAATGAAAATCCATTTGAGAATTTATAACTGCTTTCTTACCCGTCATCATGGTATGAATTGTTACAGGTGATTCAGGATCACGCATAGGAAGATAGATAACAATACCCTTATCATCTTTGCCACGACGACCTGCACGTCCTGCCATTTGAATATACTCAGATGTAGTTAGCATACGATGATTTTCTGTTTTATCATCGTATTTACGATATGATGTGAATACTACAGTTTTGGTAGGCATATTAATACCAACTGCAAATGTCTCAGTAGCAAAGAGAACCTTAATAAATCCACGAGCAAACAGAATCTCAACAATCTCTTTTAGAATTGGAAGAACGCCACTATGATGATATGCTACACCTTTTTGTAAAAGAGCAAATAAATCATGATACTGTTGAGACTTTTCAAGATATGGATATCGATGTAAATGAAAGCTTACAATATGACGAACACTAGCCGCTTCAGATGAATCAATGAGTTGATCGGTTACCTTATTCGCAAGTTCTACACAAAGCTTTCTAGAAAATACGAAGAATAACGCAGGAAGTTCCATTTCAATAATTAGCTTATTCATACGATCTACGAAACTAGTTGAATGTTGAGTCTTTTTTACAACATCTTCTCCTGCTTGACGAGCTGATACACGCTCACGATGTAATCTATCTTCTTTTTCTTGTTCGTAATATTTGTTGTACCATTCAATGTATGCTTTTCTGTTAAATACATCTTTTGAATCTAGAATAACTGCCTTATTAGGAAGTTGATGAACGAGTGGAACAATACGATATTCTGTAGAAATCACATGAATAGGTTTCTGTTTAATATCACCTAACCATCCTGCAAACTTTTCAGGATTTTCAATTGTAGCAGAAAGTAAAACTAGATTTACTTGAGGAGGAAGAAGAGTTAAACATTCTTCCCAGACTTTTCCACGATCAGGATCATTAATATAATGAACTTCATCGAAGACTACAGCATCTAAGTTTTCTAGAGATAAATTTGCAGTAATTCCTACACATTCAGTAGCAGTACCTTGTTTGAATAATAAATTACGAAGAATCTCAGTTGTCATGATGACAATATCTGCTTGTGGACAGAACTTAATATCGCCTGTCATAATTCCCACACTAGGAAACATCTCTTTTAGATCATGAAACTTTTGGTTACTTAATGATTTGATTGGAGTTGTATAGAAAACTCGCTTTCCTTTTGCTAATGAATGATGAATTTGATATTCACCTACAAGTGTCTTACCTGATCCTGTCTTAGCTGTTACAAGAACATTCTCATTCTTTGAGATAGCATAGATTGCGTGTTTTTGAAATGGGTCAAGGGGAAACTTAAAAGGACTCTCTACTTCTGGAGCTTTTGAATGAATATCAACTATATTAAGCATTTTACTTATCATGATTTCATTTCACTAATTTGAATCCATTTTATGCGTTATAGTTTTCATAACTGACTCGTTCTTTCAGACAAATGGGTGACATCTTCGGTGTCGATTTTTTAACAAATCCTAAAATGAGTGAAACAAGCGGTGATATTAAGCTTCCCGATCTAGCAAGTATTGAATTGCCATCATTTGGCGATGTAGAAACTAATGATGGTCCTCGTCTAGTTCCTTCATTTAGTGAAGCAGGACCAATTGAGACCAATGATGGGTTTAAAAATTTGAACGCAGGATCCTATATTAATTCTGGATCACCTCGTATGTCTGAAGAATATAGCATGAAAGAAAAGTATGAGATTCTTCGTAAATTTGAACGTCTTAATAAATTAGGAGTACCGATGCGTAAGCGTTTTACTCTTGATTCTCCTCTTGATGAGATGAAGATGGAACTTGAATTTATTCGTAAAGAAAAGGCCATGGATCAAACCATTAAGCAGTTTTGTGATTGGTATATTACTGGTATGTCTGCTATGGAATGGAGTTCTAAGAATGTACCTCTCATGCAAGCATTTGGATTGAAACTAGATGGTCTTTCTGAATCCGCACAGATGGGTGTAGCAGATATGGAAGAAGATTTTGAGGAACTCTATGATCTGTATGGCGATAAACTGAAAATGCATCCATTAGTACGTATTCCAATTCGTACATGTATGATGGTCTACATGGTTCATTTAACTAACCAAATGGCTATGAAAGCACCTATTCCAAATATGGATCAGATTTTGAAATCTAATCCTGATATTGCTCGTCAACTTTCTATGGCTGCGATGCAACAACAAACTCAAGGTATGAAAGCACCACCACCTCCTCCTGTACAACCATCTTCTAATCCTCTAGCTGGTCTTTCTAATTTTATGAGTGGTATGATTCCACCACCACCTCAACAAACAAATGTAAGACCACCACCTCCTAAACAAATGGGATTTAAGCCTGCTAAACCAAACCCTCAACCTCCTGTAGCAGCAGTTCGTACTGCTCCATCTCCTGTAAAAGATATGCGTGGACCCGTCAATATTGATGACCTATTAAAGTCAGTCAATGCTGGAGTTGAAACAAAAACTGTCAAGATGACACCACCATCTGCCATGAAGAAATCTGGTGGATCAACTGGTAAGAATAGCGTAACTATTAAGCTCTAAAGTTTACTTAAATAACAACTTTTCTTCTTTATTATAAGCAGGTTGATCAGTATGACTAGATAATCCTGCGGCTGCTCGCATAGCTAGATCAGGATTAACCATTCCTTCACGAGAAAATGGTCCTTTACCACGAAATAATCCACCCGCAATAACTACGAAAGCAGCAGTTAGTAATACTGATGTGACGATATCACGAGTACCTACAAAACAAGCTGCAAAAATAGCCATACGACGAAGAAGTATATTTTTACTGTATTCTTCATCATCGTGACTTAACTCATGTGTAATGAATCGACTTCCTACATTTAGTAATAACATCATGACTCCAATAAAAAATGGAGATGTTCCAATAGCATTAATATACTCGATCATCCTTGCTTAGAAAGAGGCAAAATGTTCGACTGATTTAGGAGGACTACCTTTAGGAGGAGTCACAGGGGGTGTAGAATGAACAGGAGCAGTTCCCTTCTTCTGTGCTACTTGAGGTAATCGATTATCTCCCTTAAATGATGGCATATTTGTTCCCTTTAAAAGAGCCTTTAATGCTCCATTCACTTCAGGAGGGGATACACCAGCACTTTTAGGTTGAGCTACTGGAGCAGGCTTATCTGTCATGTATTCTGTAACTGCATTAACCGTCATGATATAAGCGATCGCAAGAAATACACCTACAACTAAACTTTGGTAAACTGTTACATACAAAATTCCACCTAAAGCAATAACATTTCCAACAGGTGTACTCAAAAAATCCTGTAAATGTTTAGGAGCAGGATGAGTGTAGAATGCAACATATCCAATTAGTAGTGCAACTATCACAAGTTCTGTTTGTGTGACTCTCATTTGTTTGAACCGAATGTTAATATTTTTCTATGTGTCTCTCAACAAGTGGATCATGGCTAGTTTAGAAGAAGTATGGGGAAGTCCATTCCCAAAAAAGCATCATACTATGGCTTCTAAGCATTACCAAAAAGAAGAACCTCGTGACGCAGAGCGAGAAGGACGTGTATTTCCTACACCTGTACATCGCACACAAGCTGCTTTACAGAAACATAAAAAGACGATTGATGATCTAAGTGGAAGTCTACCAATTGTAAATTCAGAAGAAGAAGCAGAAGCAAATTATGGTCCTGCTAAGGTTGGAAATACAGTTGAGCACATGACTAATCAGTCTCAGATTAAGAGACCCTACAATAAACCATATTATCCATCTAATGGTGGAACTGATTTTGCTTATGCTCCTCCTTCATTCCAAGAAGCAGCAAATGATATTAAACTAAATCAAATTATGAGAATGATTGAGCAGAATAAGGTTGGTTATGAATCTCCTTCTTCTCAAGATATGATGCTATACATTTTTACAGGTGTGTTTTTTCTGTTTACTCTAGATACGTTTGTAAGCTTAGGTAAACGAATGAAGTAAAACGGATTGATTTTAGTTATAATCTAACTCATATCAGATACCATGATGAACCAATTCCTTCTCAACAATTTAAGTGAAAATAAACTTCAGTTTAAGAATCTATTTCACTTTGATCCTGATAGCGATGTATCAAGACCATACTTCTTTCTGAAGAGAGAGCTTCTTGTAACAAATTTAAGACAATATAAAGCAGAAAAGGCTGTAGGAGGTATTAGACATGTAATTGAATACAAAGGTAAATGGTTTGATTACATTCTCAAACGTGAGTTTAAGACCTTAGCTGATTGGGCAGCTGATGCTGGTTCTACATTTGATGATGTTCTATATGGAACAAATCGTGTACATCAGTTAAATACTAATGTAAATACAGATGTTCCTATATATAAGGGTGCAGTTTATGTAACACTTTCTGCTTTACTTAAAAGTTTGAACTTTCCTATTCCTCCTAGAATTGATATTCCTACATATAATCCATTTGATAACTTTAATGATATAGCACATGAGCTTAATATTAAGAATCTTCCTATACAGGGTGCTAGTTGTCTTGTACAGAAGCCAGATGGTGTAATTGTTATTGGTCGTATTATTGATCAGAAGCATTACGAACTTGATGACATTCCTTCAAAAATCTGTATTTCTGTTCCACATACTTCACAGTATGATTCTAAAGTATATGAACGACTTTCTGATATGCCAGAGGGTACTACTGTATATTTCCGATCAGATGATGGAAATTTCCATTCAATTAATGAATTATAAACTAAAAAAAGAGTCGAAAGACCGTTTTTACTTGTCAGGAGCAGATGCGCCACGATTCATGATACGAGACTCAAATGAAGAATGATCATCAAATGCATTATCTAACATTTCAATCTCAAATGTAAGAGAATAATCTAGAGATGTTTCATCTTGATTTTTCCAATATAAAGAATCATTCTTTCCTTTATGATCATGCTTACGAATACGAATATGTAAACGATCTAGTTTTCCAATCGCAGGAGTATATCTACCATTATTCTCCTGAGCAGAATGATCACTATAAAAAATTGGTGCGTCAACTGTTAAAGAGCTATTTCCAGTTGGAATCTTTGCAAAATATCCATCAGGGTAACCTGAACGATCTGCGCCAATTGAACATTCATCTGATTTATTTAATCCTTCAATATCAATCATAAAATAGGATAAAAAACTAGATAATGTTGCACTTGTTGAAAACTCATAAGGTGATCCATTAGGAAATTCAGCTGCGACAAGACGAACATTTACTACGTTCTCATATACTCGAGGAAGATACACGACAAAATCATTATTCCATCTATATTTGGTTGTATCACGATCAGCTGAATCTATCGCTAACATTTTTTTCACCGTTGTTAGAGACTTTACAGGATTTGACGGTGAGACAATAGTGCCATTATAGTCAAAAACACGGTTCATCTTTGATATGTCACATGGAAATTTCTATTTATGTTTACCGAATTATTGTAATGATAGACCATTCATTAATTCATTCATTTCCATATCATCATAAGCATGATCACACATAGCTTTCATTTTTTGAAGAAGAATTACGTATACTTTAATATCGAATGTTTTTGTTGATCGTATTGATGCTATTAGATATTGTATTAGTACTTCAGTATCATTACAATCTTTTCTGAAGTATTTAGAAGTTATTTCTGGGTTTAATCGTGAATAATCATTAATCATATCTCGCCATTTTTCAATAATTGCTTTGTTTTCTTCCATCCAATCTTCAGTTATACGTCCATTTTTTTCAATGAACTCGAGAGTCTTAATAATTTGCATATAATTCTCATATTTCTCTGTTTCGGAATATCCTGTAACGTCGTCCATTGCGCTTTAAGTGATCTATATCATATTTAGTTTTATGAAATCCGTTTTATACTTTAATCATTGATCCAACAACCCAAATGAACACTGCGGCAGATAATTGTGCCAGTATATATCCTACTGCTTTGGCTTGTCCGATTTTACCAGATGCTAAAGCCCATGCGGTAACTGCGGGGTTAAAATGTCCACCCGAAATCTTTCCACCCAATGAGATCGCAATCGCAAGTGCGGATACAATTAACAGAGGTGCACCTGTAAAAGATACTGCGCCAACAAGAAGAGAAGTTCCTAAAAATTCTACAAGTGTAGGTGAGAACATTTATACTATTGACAATAAAGTTTACATATATTCAATGTATAATCACTAATATGCCTATCATAGTAAGAGGATTGAATAAGGGTTATTTAAGTCATCATGATGTAGAAAAACCAACAGCAATTACATTAACTATATACGATAATGGTGTTGTAACCGTAGAAAAAATGGCAGGAGATTCATCTTTTATTGTTTCACGAGGACCTCTATTTAGAATGGAATTAGGTGCTTGTCATGATGATGAAATTGAAACTGATTCATATGAAAATATTCTGTTTTACTTATCTGAAAAATATTATCAAGGTATTTTTTGTCCAAAAGGAACGTTTAGTCGCATAAAGAGAGAAGTGTTTCAAGTGTAAAACGTATTAATTATATGATTATTCTATTAATACCAGAATGGCACTTACAATTCATGGTTATCAACTTTCAAAAAAAGATGTGCCTAATATACAGACTCTTAAAGGATTACTTACTGTTAAACCATATATTCCTTCAGTTTTTGTAAAACCACAATATGTCCAGAAATATCCTGTATTTTATGAAACGTCTGAACATATATATGTTCCAAAACATTACGGAATTGAAACATATGGTCCATTTAAATCTACGATGCGTGATGTAACTAAAACAAATGCCAAAAATTGGACGTTTTCAGGTACTATTCGGGAGGCGCAAAAAACAGTCATCGATTCGTATCTTACCCCTGAACCCCGTGATGGAATTATCTCCCTCCAAACCGGAGGAGGTAAAACTGTCTGTGCGCTCTATATCGCATCGATCCTCCAGCTGCCTACCATCGTCTTGGTTCACAACACGTTTCTCCGCGACCAATGGATAGATAGAATTAGTGCGTTTCTTCCAGATGCTCGTATAGGAACTATACAAGGAGATACAATTGATATAGAA